CCCCCCCTGTCTTTTCAAACTGTCTCTCTCCGACACAGTCCGAGCCAGTCCAAGACAGTCCGTTTAAGTCCAGACCTGATCCGATTCGATGACAACTAAAACCAGAAAGCCCAAGAAGCTAGTTGGGGATTTAAGACCACGCCTTCACAGCCCGTGGTTAAAGGGCAAAACTAAAGGCGATCAAGTTGCAGAACTTGCAGAGCGCATAGGTCAGCCACTTCTCGAATGGCAGCGCATTATCTTGGATGATTTATGCTCTGTGGACAAAGAAGATCAGTTCATCCGTAAGACAAGTCTGTTGCTGATTGCTAGGCAGTCAGGAAAGAGCCACCTTGCAAGAATGCGAGCGTTAGCAGGGCTATTCATGTTTGGCGAGAAGGACATCCTGATCATGTCCTCTAATAGAGCCATGGCAATGAAGTCCTTTAACATCATGGCAGACATCATCGAGCGCAACGACTTTCTCAGAGTGCAGCTAAAGGATGGAGACATTAAGAAGGGCATCCGCAGGACTAATGGCGATGAGAGAATCATCCTTGCATCTGGAGCGCAGTTAGAAGTTGCTGCTGCGACATCCGATGGAGCGCGTGGGCGCACCTGTGATTTCCTCTGGATCGATGAGCTACGCGAGGTGTCTGAGGCTGCTATGGATGCGGCTAAGAGCGTTACCTTAGCGCGTAAGAATAGCCAGCGATTATTCACTAGCAATGCTGGAGACCATTTTTCAAAAGTGCTTAATGATCTGCATGAGGCTTGCTTAAATAAGCCACCTAAGAGCTTAGGCTTTTACGAATACAGCGCACCTGACTTCTGTGATATCTGGGATCGTAAAGCATGGGCAATGGCTAACCCTTCTCTGGGTCATCTAATCAGCGAGGAAGCCATAGAAGAAACTATTGCATCCTCAACGATGGAAGCTGCTAGAACCGAAACCTTATGCCAATGGATCTCCAGTTTAAGTTGTCCGTTCAGCACAGAGGTACTTGAAAACTCATCCGATAGCACTCTAGAGATGACAGTAGGTGCTTATACAGTATTCGGATTCGATGTAAGTCCGAGTAGGCGCAATGGGTCGCTCGTTGCTGGTCAGTTGCTTCCAGATGGCAGAATTGGCATTGGCATTATGGAGACTTACAGCTCGCAGGTTGCCATCGATGAATTGAAGATGGCTGCAAGCATTAAATCTTGGGTTGATCTGTATAAGCCACGCCTTGTCTGCTTTGACAAGTACGCAACTCAGACCATCGCAGATAGACTGGCTAACTCAGGTGTTATGGTGGAAGATGTGTCAGGTCAGCAATTCTACAAAGCCTGTGGAGACTTGCTAGAAGGATTGACCAACCTGCGCGTGGTTCACAATGGCTCTAAGGAACTCATTGAGCAGTTCACGAATACAGCTGCTAAGACTAACGATAGTGCTTGGAGAATCATTAAGCGCAAAAGTGCTGGAGACATTTCAGCCCCTATTGGCTTGGCAATGGTAGTAAGTAAGTTGATGCTTCCTCAACCTAAGCCACAGATTTATGGTTAGACACACCCATAGCACATTGTCTAATTGCTTGACAAATGCTACACTTTATGACTATGGGTCTATTCCGCAAAACTGAAGCAATCTCAAATGATCAGCGTTCATCGCTTTTAGCGCAATACGCCCCTTCTATTATGGGCGAAAATCTTAACTCGCTCTACAACTACATCATGCCGCGAGTCAATCGCAACGAAGCAATGTCAGTTCCATCTGTAGCTCGATGCCGCAATTTACTTTCGGGCGTTATCGGTGGACTACCTCTCAATCTTTATCGCAAGTCCACAGGTGAAGAACTAGGCAATCCATTATGGGTTGATCAGCCAGCAATTAACCAGCCACGCTCTGTAACAATGGCGTGGACTGTAGATTCATTGATGATGTACGGCGTGGCTTACTGGCAAGTTACAGAAGTTTATGCAGAAGATGGACGACCATCTCGCTTTCAATGGATTCCTAATGTCAAGGTTACATTTAACACAGACCTTTATGGCATGACTGTCACTCAATACTTTATCGATGCGGTTGCTGTACCTATGTCAGGTCTTGGATCGATTGTTACATTCCAATCATTCGATGAAGGCATATTAGAACGCGGATCTGAAACAATTAGAGCTGCAATCGATCTTCGTAAAGCAGCTGTATTGTCCGCCAGCACGCCTATGCCAAGTGGGGTGTTACGGAACAACGGGGCTGACCTAGATCCTAAAGAAATTGCTGGACTACTTGCAGCATGGAAGAACGCTAGACAAAATCGTGCAACTGCATACTTGACAAGCACTCTGGAATACCAGCCAACATCATTCTCTCCAAAAGACATGATGTATGACGAAGCACAACAGTTCTTGGCAACTGAAATTGCTCGCCTATGTTCGATTCCAGCTTATCTTCTTAGCGCAGAAGCCAACACATCAATGACTTATGCGAATGTGCTTGATGAAAGAAAACAATTTTTCTCGATGAGCCTTGCGCCTTATGTAAATGCAATTCAGGATCGCCTTTCAATGGATGACATTACTGCTCGCGGTAATGCAGTTCGCTTTGATGTTGATTCATCATTCCTAGCAACAGAACCAATGGAACGCTTGCTAGTAATTGAAAAGATGTTATCTCTAGGCTTGATCACAGTTGAGCAAGCAATGGAGATGGAAGATTTAACACCTAACGGCAGCGAAGGAATCGAATAATGGAAAATCAAGTAATCACCTTCACGGCAGGACTTATTGCCAATGTTGAAGAACGCTTAATCTCAGGCAAGATCGTGCCAGCAGGTACAGGCGAAGTCGGTAACACTTCAGCAGGCAAGGTCGTATTCGAGAAGGGCGCAATCGCACTTCCAGAAGATCCTAAGACTGTCAAGCTTCTTAATCAGCATGATTCACGCCAACCTTTAGGGAAGGCTACCCAGTTTACAGAGCAAGAAGATGGCGTTTACGCTAGCTTCAAAGTAAGTCGCAGCAACAGAGGTTCAGAAGCTCTTATCCTTGCAGAAGAAGGATTGCAATCAGGTTTGTCAGTAGGCGTAGAAGTAATTAAGTCAAAGCAAAAAGGGAATGTGATGTTTGTGTCAGCAGCCCGATTGCTAGAGGTTTCATTGGTAACAGAGCCAGCATTTAAGTCTGCTCAGGTTATCGATGTAGCGGCTGAGGAAACTCCAGAGGTCGTAGAAGAAGAAATCACACCAACAGAAAGCGAGACAGCTGTGGAGAACACTCCAGAGACAGTTGCAGCACCAGCAGTAGAAGCAGCAGCGGTTGAAGCTGCTCGCCCAACTGTAGTGACAGCAACTACATTCGTGCGCGAGCGCGTAGCACCTATCACAGGCGCACAGTACCTAGAAGCAAACATCAAGGCAGCACTTGGTGATGACGAAGCACGCCGCGTAGTTCGCGCAGCAGATGACTCAACATCAACAAACACAGGTCTTACACTTGCACCACACCTAAACACATTCATCACTGACACCTTCACAGGTCGTCCAGCATTTGAAGCAGCAACAAGACAAGCTCTTTTGCCAGAGGGTATGTCATTCACAGTTCCACGCCTTTACACAAATGCTACTTCAGCTGATACTGCTCCAACAGTTGCAGACACAAACGAAGGCGCAGCACCATCTGAGACAGGCATGACGTCTGCTTTTGATACAGTAAATGTCAACAAGTTCAGTGGCTTGCAGCGTGTAAGTTTCGAGCTAGTTGATCGCTCGCAGCCAGCATTTATGGAACTAATGATGATCGAACTTCGCAAGGCATACGAGAAGGCAACAGATACAGCACTTCTACAAGCTTTCGTTGATAGCGGTACTACAGCAACAGGTGTAGCAGCAACAGCAGCAGGACTACAGTCATTTATCTCTGTAGAAGGTGCAGCAGCATACAAGGGTACAGGCGGAGACTTTGCTAACAAGCTAGTTGCTTCAACTGACCAATGGGCAGCAATCACAGGCTACGCAGATACTACTGGACGAGCATTGTATTCAGCACAGGGTGCAACATACAACGCAGCAGGTAATGCAGTAGCAACATCTGTTCGTGGCAATGTTCTTGGCACAGACTTGATCGTTGATCACAACCTTGGAGCGGGAGTTATTGATAACTCAGCATTCTTGGTTGCACCATCATCTGTTTACTGCTGGGAATCACCACAAACACAGCTTCGCGTTAATGTTTTAACAACAGGCGAGATCGAAATCAACCTTTACGGATACCTAGCAATCTATCTTGCTAAGTCAGGTAAGGGCGTTCGTAAGTTCAACCTAGCTTAATAGGTTACTAAGTCGCTCTAGGGGGTCAGTAGCCCTCTGACTCCCTAGAGTCTTTAGAAAGGAATTGCAATGGCATTAACGACAGTCAGCGAATTACGCTCCACACTCGGAGTGGGTACGCTGTATCCAGATGCCACTTTGCAAGAAGTATGCGATGCTTCAGATGCAGTCCTACTTCCTATGCTTTGGAATAACTATCAATTTAATTATCTTCAGAGCAATACGACTACTGAAGGAACTCTTTATTTTGACACAACGATTGAAGATGTTTTTTATGTAGGTCAATCTGTAGTTATTACAGGTAATGGCTCACCTTACAATGGCACAAAGACACTAACAGCAGTGGGTGAAGATTCAATTACCTTTGCTGTTACTGGCACACCTGCTGCAACAGTTAAGCATATTGTTGCACCACTTGGTCAAGTAGCAGGTGCTACAAATGTCGATTACACGACCGACACAGCAATTCAGAATGCAGCTTTAATGATCGCTGTTGAGATCTGGCAAGCAAGAACCGCGACACTCTCAGGTTCTAATGCAGTCGATTTCCAGCCCTCACCTTATCGAATGAGCGCACAGCTACTCGCTAAGGTAAGAGGATTGATTGCTCACGCGCTGAGCCCTAACTCAATGGTGGGATAATGCCACCTGTAGCCATAACTACTCTTAGAACCACATTAGCCAACGCTTTAGTCGATAACGCTAAGTGGCAGACCTTTGCTTTTCCACCTGCAACAGTTCTTGCTAACTCTGTAATTGTTTCGCCAGATGATCCTTATTTAACACCTAGCAACAATCAGCACATAAGCATTAGCCCGATGGCTAACTTTAAGATTGTTATGACTGTGCCACTGTTCGACAATGAGGGAAACCTAAACGGGATAGAAGATACTGTTTGTAGCGTGTTCGCTAAGCTCGCAGCATCATCTCTCGTCTATAATGTAAGCGCGATAAGCGCACCAAGTATTCTCAATGCTGCATCGGGAGACCTTCTCAGCTGCGAGATGTCCGTATCAATCCTAACGAGTTGGAGCTAAACATGTCCGAGTGGGAACAAGAAAACGCTGACTTCCTGAAGAAAATCGGGCAAGTAAGCACACCAGCACCAAAGCCAGTAACTACTAAGAAAGACGAGGAATAATCTCATGGCTGTATTTCTAAATAATAAAGTAGGCGTGAAGATTAACACTGTTGATCTTTCTGACCATGTCACATCAATCACTCTTAACCGCACATTCGATGAGCTAGAAGTAACAGCTATGGGCGATTCTTCACACAAGTTCGTTAAGGGCTTGGAAGCATCATCTGTAACAATCGACTTCCTAAACGACACAGCATCAGCTAATGTATTGGCAACACTACAAGCTGCATGGGGTACAACAGTCACATGTGTATTCCTACAGGAAAAGGGAACAGCAGTATCTGCTACTAACCCTCTCTACACAGTGTCACTTCTAGTGAACAACACAACAGACATCAATGGTGCTGTTGGCGATATGTCCACACAGTCGATCACATTTACTGCTAACTCAACAGTTGCAGTAGCCTCAACAGGCACATTCTAAACAACTAACAAAGGGGCAAACTCATGGCAAGACTAAAGATAGTTCGTACAGATGGAAGCGTACTAGAAGGCGAGATCACTCCAGCAGTGGAGTACTCATTTGAGCAGTACGCTAAAAAGGGCTTCCATAAGGCGTTCCGCGATGAAGAAAAGCAGAGCGATGTCTATTGGTTAGCATGGGAAGTAACACGCAGGTCAGGTGAAACTGTTAAGCCTTTCGGGATGGATTTCATTGAGACACTCAAAAGTGTCGAGGTGCTTGATTCAGACCCTTTAGCTTAAAGCGCGATCTTCCATTCACCTATCTAATCGCTAGGCTAAGCATTAGGTTGGGAATCGCGCCACAGCAGTTGTTGGATCTAGATAAGACTATGCTCGATGCATTAGTGCAAGGGCTCAAAGATGAAGCGAAAGAGGTGAGCGATGCCAACAGAGGTAAAAGGCGCGGTAGAGCTTAGAAAAGCCCTCAGACAATTCACACCTGATCTTGCTAAAGAAACTCAGAAAGAGATTGCTGCAATCCTGAAGCCTATTACTACAAAGGCTCGCGGATTTATTCCATCTTCTGCACCTTTAAGCGGTTGGGCTAAAAGCACCAATGGCACATGGGGCAACCGAGTCTGGTCATCTTCTGAAGCGAAGCGGGGTGTTGGTTATAAGACAACACCATCAAAACCTAATCGCTCTGGCTTTCGTTCACTTGCTCGCATTGTTAATGCTTCACCTTCAGGTTCTATCTATGAGACTGCTGGTCGATTGAATCCACAGGGCAGACCACAAGCTCCATTGGCTAAAGTCGTGGCACTTGGGCATTCTAATTATGGAAAGACAATCCGTTCAGGATCTAAGAACGAATCGATGAGCAACAATCCTAACGCTGGTCAGCAGTTTATCGATGCCATGAATAGGACTTCACCTATTGTCAATGCTTATAAAAGAGCAGAAGGACAAGCAGGGCGCGCTTCTCGTAAGATGAAGGGTCGCGCAATCTTTCGTGCATGGGCTGAAGATCAAGGCAAGGCTAACGCAGCAGTTGTCAAAGCAATCGAAAACTCAAAGATTGAGTTCGAGAAAAGAATGAAGGTGAAGTAATGGCAGCCGATGTAAAGATTGACATAGCCGCTGAGTTCACTGGCAAAAAGGCTTTTAAGCAAGCCGAGACATCTACCGACAAGCTAGTTAAAACCACGAAGAAGTTAGCTGGTGCTTTAGGTCTTGCTTTTGGTACTCAGGCAATAATTGCTTTTGGTAGAAAATCCGTTAAGGCTTTTGCAGATTCAGAGTTAGAAGCAACGCGCCTAAGAACAGCGGTAAGCAATCTAGGATTAGCCTTTGCTGCTCCAGAGATTGATCGCTACATTGACAAGATCGAATTAGCCACAGGTGTAAACAGAGATCAACTACAACCATCATTCTTGGCTTTGCTTCGCACTACAGGCTCATTGGCTAAGAGCCAAGAGTTACTCAATTTATCTTTAGACATAGCAGCCTCAGAAGGACTCAGCGTTACTGCTGTTGCTGAAAAGTTATCTCAGGCGTATGTCGGTCAGGCTAGAGGCTTACGATCTCTCAATCTAGGCTTAACTACTGCCGAATTAAACACAGCAGATTTCGAGGCTATCCAAAGTAAATTGACTAGCCTGTTTGCTGGACAAGGTGAAGCTGCTGCTAACAGTTACACAGCACAGATTGCAAAACTTGCGATTGCATCTGAACAAGCTTCTGAAATTATTGGTGGCGGTTTAGTTGATTCTCTAATGATTCTTAGTGGTAATACTTCGGTAGATGAATTGGCGCAGGACATGTTAGATGCTGCTCGTAATACAGCAGCTTTTACTAAAAGTGTTGCTGATCTAGCCAACGCTATCAATGCACCTGTAAAGGGTCTAGCCGAAGTTATGGCAAGATTTGTAGAAGCAACAAGCCCATTTGTTAATCTTATTGTTGAGGGTGATCCTTCTGGCTTTATGAAAAAGAAACCACCTGCTCCATCGACTGCTCCAAGAGCGGGGTTTGATGGTAAGACTTTCTATGCGGATGCTCAGAAGAACGCAGAAGCCATTGCTAAGGCTGAAACAACAGCCAAGAAGCGCGCTGCCGAGTTACTAGCAATCAAGAAAAAGCAACAAGCTTTAGAAGGCAAAATTACTAAAGATAAAAAGATACAACAAGCAATCGACAAGGCTAACCTTGCCCTGTTAAAAGGCGAAGAAATCTTTGACATGGACAAGATCCAGATTGCTGCAGCTCTTTCTAATCAGGCTGAGCAATTAGGTAAGGCAACAAACACAGCACAGAAGATGCAGATCGCTAATGATGTTGCTCGTCTAAATGTAAAGCGATCAATTTTAGAATTAGAAGATGCTATTGCTTCCAAAGACGAGTTAGCCATTACAAAGGCAACAGAAAAACTCAACGCGGATCTTAAAGTCCTTAGTGCGCTTAATGGTCAAAGCGCAAAATTGACAGACATTAAGTCTATTCTTGATTCCCTAAAGCCAAAGGATCTAATCAATCAGGCTAATCTCGATGCCGCTCTTGCCAAGATAGCAGAGATGATTAGATTGCTCGCTCAGGCTAATTTAGCCTCAACTGCTAAATTACCAAAAAGCGGGGATCTTGGTTCAGGAATTGAAGAAGATGATTACATTGCACCTGTCTCTATGACCGATGCTCTTGCAGCTTCTACAGATGCTCTTTTAGAGTTATCAGATGCAGTACAAGAACGAGCAGATGCTTTTGCTATGTTATTAGATTTAGATACTGAAGCAAAGATTCAGGCATTGGCTGAAAGTTCTTTGGCAGTCAAGACTGGGGCTGAGTTATTTAACATCGAAGATGTAGCAAGAAGGTCTTTATTGCAAGGTCTTTCAGGCGGAGCGGGTGTTTCAGGTGCAGTAAGCGGATCAAGATACGCTGCACAAGCTGCTGCTCAATATAACCTTACTGTTAATACAGGCATTGGAGACCCAGAGGCAATCGCGAGAGCTATCGAGGATGCTATTAGACAGTCTTATCAGCGTGGCACAAGTGCAACAGGACTTCTAGCGGTATGACATGGCTTCCAGAGTGGCGAATTACTGTAGGCACTACTGTTTACACAAATGTCACAGCAGTTAATCTTACTATTGGTCGGATTGATATTGATCGTCAATGCCAAGCAGGTTATGCTCGGATGGACATCATTAACTCGACTAATGCTCTCTTTGACATCGATGTTACCGATCTTCTAACTTTAGAGCTTAAAGATAGTTCTGGTACTTATCTGCCTGTATTTGGTGGCACAGTCTCAGATTTTACAACTTCTGTCAGAAGCCCAGAAGAATCAGGTTATGTAACATTGGGAACTATCCTTGCAGTGGGTGCTTTGGCTAAATTGCCGAAAGCGATCTACACCGATTCTGTAGCTCATGGTCTGGATGGAGAACAGATTCAGATTATCCTTGAAAATCTTTTAGTTAATCAATGGCAAGAAGTAGCACCTGCTTTGACATGGGCAACCTATGATCCAACTACCACATGGGCTAATGCTGAGAATGTGGGCGTGGGTGAGATTGATGCTGGTCTGTATCAAATGGACAACCTTAGTGCAGAAGATCGCAACACTCAGACTTTGGTTCAACAGATAGCAGACAGCGCACTCGGAACGCTATACGAGGACAAGCAAGGTCGCATAGCCTATGCAGATGCGGATCATAGAAGTAATTACTTAGCAGCTAATGGCTCAACTCAGTTAGATGGCAATTACGCTTCCCCTGCCAGCGTTAAGTCAATCCTTCAGATTGGCAAGATCCGTAACAGTGAAATTGTGCGCTATGGCAATGACTACGGCAGCACATACTCAGCCACAGATGATGCTTCCATAATTACCTATGGTCGCTATCAAAGGACATTCGATTCTAATATTCGCTTTCTGGCTGATATTGAAGACATCATCGAGCGAGATCTAGCCCTGCGCTCAACGCCTAGAACTCAACTCGACCAGATCACTTTTAGACTTGACAATCCGCTTATGCCTAATGCCCTTAGAGATGACCTAATCAACCTTTTTTTTGGTGAGCCAGTAGTTATTACTAATCTACCCTTCAACATGTTCGAGGGGTACTTCTCAGGCTTTGTAGAGGGCATCTCAATGAGAGCCACACCAACCTTTGTGGATGCAACTATCTATGTCTCACCAACAGACTTCTCTCTTATTGCTCCAACATGGGCAACAGTACTTCCAACTAACACCATCTGGAGTGGCGTAAATGGTACACTACAGTGGTCTAAAGCGATCGGAGCTCTAACCTAATGGCAACAACAACCCCTAATTTTGGTTGGGCAGTACCAACCAGTACTGACCTAGTCAAGGATGGCGCAGTAGCCATTGAGACTCTAGGCGATGCAATCGATGCTTCATTGGTCGATCTTAAAGGTGGCACTACTGGTCAGGTGCTTACAAAGGCATCTAACACAGACATGGATTTTTCATGGGTAGCAGATGCAACAGGAATCCCTGCAACTATCTTTGATGCAAAGGGTGACATCATCGCTGCAACAGCAGCAGACACAGCTTCTCGCCTAGCGGTAGGCACTAATGGTCAAGTTCTTACAGCTGACTCAACGGCTGCAACTGGCATCAAGTGGGCAACCCCTGCAGGCGGCGGTGGAAAAATCCTTCAGGTTGTACAAGCGACAACAACAACACCAGTAAGCTTTACTGGCACTACTTGGACTGATACTGGAGTTAGCGCAACAATTACGCCATCTGCTGCATCAAGTAAGATTCTAATTTTTGTGCAACAAACTATCAACAATTACAAGTTAAGTGCACCTAGCACAAGTGCAGGAATTAGACTTTTGCGTGGTTCAACCATTATCAATTCGCCTTATTATAGCAACGGCGGTTCATTTTCGGTTTATGCACAAAGCCTGAGTACCATAGTATCTATTGAAAACATTTTGCCAATGAGTTACTTAGATTCACCTGCTACAACTTCTGCGACTACCTATAAAGTGGAATCCGCAGGTAATGACTCTGGAGTGTATGTTTCTTTACAAAACAGTAATGCTATGTCCACAATTATTCTTATGGAAGTTGGCGCATAATGACAAATTTAATAATTATGAAGGCAGTTAAAGCTTTAGCACCTGAATTAGATTTCCGCATGGAAAATAATGACATAGATACTATCGTCTCACTAAATGGTGAAACAATTCCGTCTAAAAAAGACATTGAGGATAAGATTAAAGTTGTTGAAGCAGATGAAATTACAAATGCAGCGGCAGCAATAGCAGCCAAAGAAGCAGCACAGGCAAAATTGGCTGCACTTGGTTTGACTGCTGAGGATCTAAAGGCACTCGGACTATAAATGAAAGCAAAGCTCTCTAGGGCTGCGGTTCAGTTAAGGGAGCAGATCGATGATTCGTTCCCAGATCGTGACCGCACATCGGATGGTTGGATCGGTGATACCCGACACGCTGCTCGCAAGTCAGATCATAATCCAGATGAACAGGGCTGGGTTCGTGCCATTGATGTGGACAAAGATATCCACAAAGGCGGAAAGCCAGATGAAATGGGAGATCTTGCTGATCAGCTTCGCGCCTTATGTAAAGCACAAAGAGACACGCGTATTGCTTACATCATTTACGATGGAAGAATCTGCTCCCACATCCTTAACTGGAAGTGGCGCAAATACACAGGGGCTAACAAACACACTAAGCACATGCATGTTAGCTTTAAGAAAAAGGCTGACAATGATAGTGCTTTTTTTCAGATACCTATGTTAGGCGGAGAAGATGAACGAACTAAAAAAGATGTCAGGATCATGGATCAGAGCGTTCCTAACAGCTGCACTTGCACTTGTCGCTGCGGGGGAACAAGACCCTAAGAACATCGCTTACGCGGGAGCTCTAGCAGTTATCCCACCTGTATTGCGCTGGCTTAATCCTAAAGACGAGTCCTACGGAAGATCAGAGTAATGACACAGTCAGACTTCTTCACGCTTTACCTTGCCACCATTGCAGCACTAGGTGGCTTGTCTGGCTATGTAATCACACACCTTTTGTCTGAGATCAAAAGACTCAACACGCGAGTGGATGAGATCTACAACATACTTCTCGACAGGTAGCATAGTGCCATGGCAAGAAAAGCAACTAAGGCTCTAGAGGAACAAGGCTACTCAAAGCTTGATGCTTACTGCATTGGACTTTATGAATATTTCTGTTCTCTAAAGCGAGCAGGTTTTCCAGAGGACATCGCCATGTTCATGATTACAGAGCCACAGGCTTACCCGCATTGGATCTTGCCCGATGGGATACCGCCAGAGAAGTTAGGCGATTACATAGATGAGGATGACGATTAAGCGAATCGTAGTTGTGTCAGATCTTCAAGTACCATATGAAGATAAGGTAGCCACTCGTAATCTTGCTAGTTTCATTAAGAAGTTTAAGCCTGACCAAGTAGTCACAATTGGCGATGAGATTGACCTACCACAAATAAGCAAGTGGGAAGAAGGGCGCATGGGCTCTTATGCCCAAACGCTAGATGATGACCGCAATCAAGCTGTGGACTTGCTCTGGGAGTTAGGCGTAACAGATTGCATCCGCAGCAATCACACAGATCGTCTGTATAACATCATCATGGCTAAAGTGCCAGCATTCGGTGCATTGCCAGAGCTGCGCTTTGAGAAGTTTATGCGCTTTGATGAACTAGGAATAACATTCCATAAGAACCCAATGCCTATTGCACCTAATTGGATTGCAGTCCATGGAGACCACACACCGATTAAGCCACAAGGGGGCTTATCAGCCCTTGAAGCAGCCCGTAGGCATGGAAAGAATGTCATCTCAGGTCATACCCACAGAGCAGGGCGTTCAGCCTTCTCAGAGGCTTCTGGGGGGCGTATAGGGCGTGTCTTGCATGGTGTCGAGGTAGGCAATCTTATGGACTTTAAGCAAGCTGCTTACACTAAGGGTGTGGCTAACTGGCAACAGGCATTCGCCATCATGTATGTCCATGGCAACAAGGTGCAGGTTGATCTTATTAACATTGAAAAAGACGGGACATTTATTGTCTCTGGAAAGACCTACGGCAGACCTAGATAATCGTTATCATTTCGTTATCAGAATGTGCTTGATTCGTCTGACATATCTGTCACACTAAGTTTGTCACCAATCAAGGGCATTGGGGCAGTTAGGTACGAAATGTCAAACACAGATAAGTTGCTACTGATATGCATTATCGGCATGTTATTTGGCTTTGGTGTAGCTCTCTATGATGTATCGAAAAGAAGCTACGAGAAGGGTCTGCGCGAGGGATACCATCGTGGGCGCAGCATCAAGGGGCAGGAATGAGAGCGAATGAAATCTTACTCACAGCCACAGACACGATCCGTGATCGTGGGCTCTCATATGGTCACCCTGCGGATAACCTGCAACACACAGCAATGCTGCTCTCAGCATACTTACAAACACCGATACACGACTATCAGGTGGCAGGGATCATGGTCTTGGTTAAACTTGCAAGGACTAATCAATCAGCACAACACATCGACAACTGGGTCGATCTCTGCTCTTATGGCGCACTCGCAGGGCAGCTAGCCACAGAGGAAAACGATCTTTATGTTTAATTTAGCCGATTACGAGCCAGTAGAGGTGAGACTTGAAAAGTTTATTAAGGACTATCCAGCGTTCCGCATATCAACTGAGTTGGAAGTGGTCGAGGCTACTCGATACATTGTTAAGGCGTATCTATTTAAGAATGCTGAAGATGGCGTTGCATGGGCAACAGGGTACGCTGAGGAAACAGTTACTAGCCGAGGGGTTAATCAGACTTCAGCATTGGAGAATTGTGAGACTTCGGCGATCGGCAGAGCGCTTGCAAATGCAGGTTATGCGCCTAAAGGAAAGAGACCAAGCCGAGAGGAAATGAGCAAGGTAGTAGCTGCTAAACCAGTTAAGCCATCTGTTCAGGATCTAGAAGCTTCTATCAGTAAGGCAGATGCAGAACCAGCAGAACAGGATTATTGGACTACTCCAGTAGGACAGTATAAAGGCGTAGTTGATGCGCCTGTCACGCTAGAGAAAGCACTTGATTTAGTGCAAGACATTCTCGGTACTCCAGAGGCACAGGAATCACCACAATGCAAGCATGGACACATGAGATGGCGTGAGGGTGAGAAGAATGGTCGTGCTTGGGGCGGCTATCAATGCAATCAAATGAATGCAGGTGGCGTTAAGTCTGACTGTCCACCTGTCTGGTATCAACTTGGATCAGATGGTAAATGGCAACCACAGAAGGCGAGAGTATAAATGGGCAATATAGGAATTAAGATCAATGGTGAGTGGGTCGATCTCATGTCGGCATTCGTACCATGTCAGTTGTGCAATGAGCCAGTTGCAATTAGAGACTTAGAGGACATATCCTCTGACTCAGTCAATGGCGTTGTCACATGGCAATGCGCTAAGTGTAAAGCAGTCAATGGCTAATCCATACATGCCACCTTCAGCCACGGATAACTGGGCAACACCTAAGGATCTATGGCAACAGGCAAATGGCTTTCATGACTTTGAGCTAGATGCAGCAGCTAGTTTGACTAATCATCTATGCGATGAATGGTTCTGCTTAGATCATCCAGATGAGTCAAGGCGTGATGGCTTATCAGGTCAATGGGTAGGTCGCACTTGGGTTAATCCACCCTACGGGCGTGGCATTTATGACTGGGTAAAGAAGGCTGCACTTCATGATGATCTTGTTGTCATGTTGTTGCCATCAAGGACAGACACTAAATGGTTTCATGAGTTAGTTTATCCTCATGCTGATTTACAATTCATCAAGGGCAGGTTAAAGTTTGGCACTAGCATTACAGCTGCGCCATTTCCTTCTATCTTGGTTACATTTAATGGCTAGTCAAGCAAGAAAGCACAGAGGTTTCCGCACAGAGCGTGTTGTTGCACAGTACCTATCGACTGTGTGGCAGGGCGCATGTGTGGGAAGAGGTAATGGTAAGGATATTGTGAATGTGCCATTCGATGTTGAAGTCAAAGCCCGCGCTGGATTTCAACCATTGGCTTACATAAAGCAATTAAAAGCTCGCACAGTCATTTCGGGGGAATTAGGCTTTGGAGTTATTAGACTCAACGGACAAGGTGAAGATGCGCGAGAGTATGCCGCCATCATCCGTCTAGAGGATCTCTTACCATTACTTCAACTTAAATATGGTCATCTTAATAGCGAACCCACAGAGGCAGACATTGACCGCTGCACAGGCTGTGGGTCTTACATGATAAGGAAGTGTCTCACTTGCCATCCTACGACTATCGATGTCCTCAATGTAATATCCAGAATGAGATCACCCATGGATGGCACGATCGACCAATGATTCCATGCACCTATTGCAATGAGCCAATGGTCAAGGTTATAGCTGCAACTCCAGCAGTATTTAAGGGCAAGGGCTTCTACTCAACGGATAAATAGTTATCCACAGAAGTTATCCACAGGGGGTAATCATGAAAGCAACACGCGTTCTGAGCAGGACTTTTAGTAATGGATTTGACATCGATGGTACGCTAACGGCGCAGAGCCTCTCAAAGGCTCACCGCGAGCCCCTTAGGGGCGTAGCTCGCGGGGTGCTAGTAGCTATTGGGATAGCTCTATGCATCATGCCTGAAGCAGGTGGATCTAAACCAAAGCAATATGTTACTTATAAAGAGTTTGCTTTACATCAATTAGGTTATAACTATAAAGAGTTTAAGTGCTTAGAGATACTCTATACAAAGGAATCTAATTGGAGACCTAATGCTAAGAATGGATCACACCATGGAATACCACAAGGGCGCAGCCAGTACCTTGCTAGGGTTGATGGTTTTAAGCAGGTACAGTGGGGTCTTAATTATATTGGTCATCGTTATGGTGAACCATGTATTGCATTAGATCATTGGAAGGCTAAGGGATGGCATTAGATTTAGAAGCTACTGTTAAGTGCAGTCGATGTGACACAGAGACCCCAGAGTCAGAGCTAATAGAAGTCTATGCTTGGTGGGTATGTGGCAACTGTTATGATGAGATCTAATGGCATTGAATCAAAGAAGGGTTAATGACCCTAGAGATAGCAGACGATGGCGAGCCTTTAGGCTAACCATACTGGCTAGGGATAACTATACCTGTGCCTACTGTCAAGGTGATGCCACGACTGTGGATCATGTGCTTAGTATTAAGCACGCACCTGATCAAGCCTTCAATCCTGAGAACTGTGTTAGTGCCTGTCAGCCCTGCAACAGCGCGAAAGGTTCACGCTCACAGGCTGTTTTTTTAGGTAAGAGGTTCAC